TACAGTTGTATCTGTAAATGGAGATTTAAAAGTAAAAGACACTATACAGGCTACTACAACTAGTTCAAATCTCAAACTTAAAGGTAATGGAACTGGTGGTGTAGAGATAATGAGTGCTGACGGGGTTACTGACGGCAAGATAACATTAAACTGTTCTCAAAATACACATGGTGTAAGTATACAAAGTCCAGCACACGCAGCTAGCCAATCTTATACACTGATACTACCTACTCAACAAGGTACACTAAATCAAGTTCTTACTTCTGGTAACGGAACAACATCACAACTTACATGGTCAACTCCAAGCACTGGTACCGTAACTAATTTTACTACGGTTTCAACAGCTATACCGGGAATAACAACAGCCGTAACTAATCCAACAACAACACCTGAATTAACTTTAAGTATAACGGGAACTCCAGGAGCGGCATTGTTTTTAGACGGAACAGGTAACTGGTCAAGTCCAGGTGGTGGCGTAACAGATATAATAGCAACAGCACCTTTAAACGCCAGCGCTGCAACAGGTAGCGTAACGTTATCAATGCCTGCTTATGCTACAGCTACCGGAGGTTACGTACCTTCTGGCGGAGCTACAGGTGAATATTTAGACGGACTTTCAGGAAATTGGACATCATTACCAGTGAGTGGAGTAACAAGTGTTACTGGAACAGCTAATAGAATAGCTATAACTGGAACTGCAGCAGCTCCTGTTGTAAACGCTGTAACTGGAACTGTTAATTCAAGTTCTTTAACTTTAGCTACAGGTCAAGAAATACAAAGTGCAATAGATTTAGCTCTAAGTGGAGCTTTAACGTTCAAAGGTACATTTAATGCTTCTACCGGCGAAATACTGTCTGGTGTTAATATAAATTTATATCTTTACAATTGCCCTGGAGGTGCTGGAACTAGAGTAGCTGTTTCAGTTGGAGATTTATATATAGCTAGTGTTGCTGGATCTTTCTACTGTAGTGGTGCTAATGTAAATATAGGTGATGAAGTTATAGCAACAGTAGCAGCACTTGCAGACGCTTCTGTAATAGGTGGATGGAGTGTAGTACCTTCAGCTGGCGCAGGAGTCACAGATGTAACATTTAGTAGCACGATTAATCCGTCTGCTGGACCCGCATTAACTATAACACCAACCACTGGAAGTGTAGTTGTTTCGGCTAATGTATTTGGAGGAAACGGACTGCATGGTATAGTTTCGTCTGGTTCATCATCTAATGATAACTTATATTTAAAAGGCGATGGATCTTGGGCATCTGTTCCTGCTGGTTATACCGGCTGGACAGTTCAACAAGATAGCGGTACTAATATAACTGTTTCATCTGGAGCAACACTACCTATAAGAGGAGTAGTAACAACAGGAGGTGCAGGAATATCAACAGATAACAATGCAAGTGATGTAAATATAGCTTTAATAAATGCAGGTGGTACTCCAAGCAGCTCTACGTTTTATAGAGGAGATGGTCAATGGGCTGCACCAACTGGAGCTAGTGCAACTATAACAACTAGATCAACAACTACAGCTAATGCTACAACTACCGTGTTTGCTTTAGGTGCAACTCCAAATGGAGGTTCAACAAGTTTTGTAGATGTATTTGTAGATGGTGTATATCAAGAAATAAGCACATACAGTGTAACGGGAACTACTAATATAACTTTTGGTGCAGCTGTACCTTCAGGAGTAACGGTAGAAACTAAAACTATTTCAGATTACAGTGTAGGCGCTGCGGTTCAAAGTGTAAATGGAATGACAGGTGCTGTTCTTCTTAGTAACCCACAATATGTTGCTGGAAATATAAACCCTGCAGTAAACGGCAGTTTATATATATTTGATTCAACCACTACGGCATATACGATAACTCTACCAGGTTCACCCTCTCTTGGTGATTCTATTAAAATATCTAATAGAGGAGGTTTAGCAACAAACGTATTAGCAGCTAATGGTAATAACATAATGGGCGCTTCTACAAATTTAACAATAAATAATGTAACATCAGCTTTTGAAATAATATGGGCAGCTGGATCTCAAGGATGGGTAATAATCGGTAACGTATAAAATAATAAATAAATAATATGAGTGATTTAACAGATTTTTTTCCCGCTGCAGGCGGTGGCGGTGGTGGACTGTCGACAGATCCAAGCGAAATGAGCAGAGTGTATGTTTACCAACCTAGATGCGAGGTCAAGCATGCAGAATCAAGTCATTCTTTTTTAGCCGATCAATATTACAACATTTTTTCTATGTATAAAGGAGGTATTTATACACAACTAACCGCTGCGGATACTTATGTAACGACCCATGATATAACTTCTTCAACCCCAGGTGGAGGAGTTTTACGTTTATTGCAATTTGCTAGTTTGTATTCAGGGGTAATAGGTGACTCTTCTACTTGTAGAATTACACTAGACGGGACAGAGTATATCTTTTCACCAACATTGACTTATGCCGATAATTGGGGTTATTACAGACCTTTAATGGGTAATTTTGTTTTAGATGGTATGTGTAGAGTTGCCAATAATACTGGAACTGGAGTTGACACAAATAATTTTGGTAATAATTATAGAGGAGTATGGTCAGGTGGATCTGCAAGCACCGAAATGTTTTCAGGTGGCTTTACTCCGGGCTCGCAGAATACCACTGGTTATACTTACGTACCAACAGTGGGATCTATGGGTCAATTAGGCGGAATTAGATTTAAAGAAAGTTTAAAAATAGAATTTAAAGCAGATAAAGTTGCCGCAGGTAGTTACGCTTCCAACAGGGTTTGCTCATTAGTAACAAAATTTTAATTATGAATTACAATCAATTACACGAATCAGATCCTTATACGTATCCACCTATTGGAGACATGACAGAAGAAGAAGCAATGGAGCTTGCTCGTCAAGAAGCAAGAAGTTGGAGAAATGTACAGCTATTTAACACAGATCATATAGTGCCTTTAACTGATCACCCAGATCACGCAGCTACACTAGCATATAGAGTAGCTTTAAGAGATTGGCCATCAACATCTGATTTTCCAGATACAAAACCAACTTTATAATAAATGGCATTAACTAAAGTTTCAACTGGCGTTGTAGATATGAGTGGAGACACCGGAGGCTTAGTTATAGCTAAAGGCACTACAGCTCAACAGCCAACGTGCACAGCTGCTAACCTTGGTTCTATCCGAGAGAATACAGATGAAAACAAAGTTGAAGTTTGTACTGCTGGTGGCGGTACTCCAGCTTGGCGGTTTTTTGAAGAAGTTGGACCGTCTTTTACACCATTAACAGCTGAATACTTAGTAGTTGCTGGTGGCGGTGGTGGTGGAAATTTTGATGCCGGAGGAGGTGGTGCGGGTGGATATTTAACAAACTTTGGCGGAACCGCTATAGCTTTATCTTCTGGAGACCAAAAAAACATTTCAATAGGAAAAGGAGGTACAGGCGGTATTAAGGTTGCACTTACTTCGCAAGTAGGAAGTAATTCTTCTTTTGACACGATAATAGCTTACGGCGGTGGTGGAGGAGCGTCTGACAATAACACAGGACCTTCTTCTAACGGTGGTTCAGGTGGTGGTGCTGCTGGAGGAAGTAATTCAACAGTGGGTTTAGCAGTGTATGGCGCTCAAGGAAATAATGGTGGAACTGCTTCTGGAAATAACGGAGGTGGAGGTGGTGGTGCCGGCGAAGCTGGTAACATCGACGGCCAAGGATATGGAGGTGATGGACTTTCGAACTCTATAACAGGCACAGCTACTTTTTACGCTGGCGGTGGCGGTGGAGATTCTAGAACTTCTGGTGCTCCTGGTGGAGATGGTGGAGGTGGTGCGGGAAGCGGCACAACGGCGAACAATGGAACGCCAGGTACAGGTGGCGGAGGTGGTGCTCTTGGAAATACCACTAGCTCTCAAGGTGGAACTGGAGGCTCAGGAGTTGTGATACTTAGGTTTCCAATAAGTTATTCAGCACCAACTATAAGCAATATAAGTCCAGCTGGTGGATTGACTATAACTAACAGTACAGACGTAACTCATAGAGTAATGACGTACACTTGCACAACTAACGCAACTGTTTCAGCAACATTAACATTTTAATAAATGGCAAATACTAGAGTAACTAACCCTGTAACGGATTTTGATAAATCAACAAGTCTACCAGGATTAAAACTACCTAGCGGTACTAACGCTAACCAACCATCTGGAGTCCAAGGTATGATTAGAAATGATACTGGTGAAACCACAGGAGGTTCAGCTAGTGCTATAGAGCATCACAATGGAACTAACTGGCAGTATTTTGCAGCTACAGAGTCTGCTGATCCTATTATACCCGAAAGTCCTTATAATAATGTTTTATATACAGGAAATGGAACTGCGAGATCAATAACTGGAGTAGGATTTGAACCTGATTTAGTTTGGATAAAAAAACGAAATAGCGCATCAAATTCATCTCATATGCTTTTTGATAGTGTGAGAGGCGTTGATAAGGTTATAATAACTGATTCTACACAGGCTCAGTATGACGGCGGAGGTAATGGTTATCAAACTTCTTTTAATACAGATGGATTTTCAATTACAGGTAATGGTTTTGTAAATCAAAGCGGCAATACTTTTGTGGCTTGGTGTTTTAAAGCAGGTGGTGCAGCAGTAGCTAACACAGATGGAGATGTAGAATCTCAAGTGTCTGCAAATGTAGCTGGTGGATTTAGTATTGTTAAAGGTACTGGTAGTGGTAGTGGTGTACAATCTGTAGGCCACGGATTAAGTTCAGCACCTGAACTTGTTATAATAAAAAATATAAATTTAACTGATAATTGGTTCTGTTTAGTTCCCGGTTTAACATCTACTAATTATTATATGAGAATAAATACTACAGACGCAGAAATAAACAACGGAACCCCTACTATTTTTGCAGATTCTACTACGGTTAGTGTTCGACAAAATTCTATGGGATCTTGGGGTAATTTAATAGCCTACTGCTTTGCTTCAGTTCCTGGTTATTCTAAAGTAGGGAGTTTTGTAGGAACAGGAGCTGCTGGATTAAAAATTGATCTTGATTTTGAACCTGCTTATATACTTACAAAAAGAGTGTCTTCAAGTGGTGCAAGTTGGGCAATAATAGACAATAAAAGAAGCACTGGCTCAGACAAAAAGGATTACTTACAGGCTAATTCTTCTGCAGCTGAAACTACTTCTAGTAGCGGTATAACCTTTAATACGGATGGCTTTACCTTTAACGGATCATCTTTTAATACTAATGGAGCTACTCATATGTATTACGCAATAGCTTAACATAAACATGGCAAATACAAAAATAACAAACCCTGAATTATTTAATCTAGGAGATTCAACTTCAGCTACGCAATTACCTGTAATGACAACTACACAGAGAATTGCTATGGTTCCAACTACTTCAGCATCATCGTTCAATATAGACTATTTAGTAGTTGCAGGTGGAGGAGCTGGTGGTGGTTGGTATCGTGGAGGTGGTGGTGGTGCTGGTGAATTAAAAGAAAGCGCATCGAGCGTTGCTTTAAGTACTGGATCTTCTTACGTTGTAACGATAGGAGCTGGTGGCATTGGGGTTGGAGTTAGCTCAGATAACGGTTCAAACGGGAACAACGGTAGTAACTCTACATTTTACAACATAACGTCACTAGGTGGTGGTGGTGGTTCTCCTGGGGATAGTTCATCTGGAAACACTGGATCTGACGGTGGTTCAGGTGGTGGTGCAGGTGGTAACTGGGGTGGAGCTGCGGCTAATGGAGGCTCTGCTACCGGAACTGGCTTAGGAAATAATGGTGGTGTTGGAGGACCGGGTTCTAGCGTTTGGCAATGTGGTGGTGGCGGTGGTGGAGCTACTCAAGCTGGCTTTAATGCCGGAACATCTGGTACTGCTGGAGACGGTGGGGCTGGAAAAACATATACAGATGCCACTAGTATAACTGGACAAGCTTTTAGTATAGCTGGCGGTGGTGGCGGTGCTAATTACAGTAGCGGTAATATTACTGTTGGCGGTATTGGTGGTGGTGCTGCTGGAGCTTCAGGAACTACTCCCTATACAAGTGGGCCTTCCGCGGCAAATAACACTGGAGGTGGTGGTGGTGGTGGTAACGGCGTACCCGCGTCAAGTTCAGGAGCTGGAGGAAATGGAGGCTCTGGAATCGTAATACTTAGATACGCAACAGCTGGTGTTTCTAGTTATACAACAACCGGAATAACTCCAACAGAAACTACAGACGGCACAGACACTATACTTAGTTTTACAACTGTAGGTACTGGTACGATAAACTTTACAGGCGCACTAATACCTGGAACTCCACCTATGACTGATGGTGAAATGATATTCAACTCTACTACAGATAAAGTAGAATATTGGGATGGAACTAAATGGTATGGTATTACTTATGAAGTGGTAGTTAATCCAGCAGTAGATCCAACTGGCAATGGTGGCGTTTGGGCTTATTACCCTTTAACGTCTAATTCAAACGATAGTTCTGGTAATAATAGAAACGCAACAAACAATGGAGTATCTTTTAGTGCTGATGGGGGACGTTTTACTGGTGGAAATTCAATATCACCTCCAACTGGTTTTATTGATTTTGGGTATACGCAAACTTGTTGGGTAAAAGATTTATCAACTCTAGCGCCTCATCGTATCTTTAGCTTTAATGGGCATGCGGGTGGATATTATGGTTTTACTAGTGCAGAATTTTATTACTACAATAGTTCCCAAGTTGGGTTTTTTACTTACCAAAGAAGCACTAGTGGTACATATTATTACACAAATAACACTATAAACAGCTTCAATAGTGGTTATAATTTAGTGGTTGCGCAATTTGTTTCTGGACAACTTGTTAAATTTTCTTTAAATGGACAAACTTTACAAACGGGAACCTTAAATATTACTAGTGGAAATCCAGGTGGTCCGTTTCAAACTGTTAGAGAAATTGGTCGTAGTTTTACAAACGGAGCATATACTAATGTTCAAGATTCTTATTTCAGAAATTACAGATTATACGATAGAACTTTAACAGATGCAGAAATAATGACAATCTATACCTACGGCAGTGTATAGATAAGAATTTGCATAAATGGAAATAACAACAAAAACAAGTGATAATATAAAACATAGTTAAAGGTTTACTAGCTATGATTAAACCAAAAGTGTAAACCAACCAATAAAACCAAAACCAATGACGTTTTTTTACCAGACTCAATCGTGGAATAGTCAACCACAAGTAACCCAAGAAACCATAGAGCTATGGAAACATTTATCTGAAAAGTCTAACTGGAGGATAGTGCAATTAGCAAATGGATTCTACCAAACCGAACACCAAGATGTTAAAGAAAAAGACACTTGGAGCGACGTTACCAGAAGAGAAACAATTGAAGGCGCTGAAAAAGCAATAGATTCTTCAGTTGAGCATTTTAAAAGAAAAATTGCTTTCTTAGATGGTCCAAAAGTCGTTAAAACCTTTGAATAATGCTAGACATCGTTCAGACTATTGAATACATAGCTTTTATTGGTATAATACTAGCTCTGATACACTACTACAATCAATCAAATTAAATTAAATTAAATATGTCAGACTTAATAGTCAAGAATCTTTCTTTTGGGCAAGAAGCTCAAGATAAAGTGTTTGAAGGAATAAACAAACTCACAAAAGCCGTTAGCTCTACGTTAGGCGCTAGCGGTAAATGTGTACTACTAGAAGATGGTTCAGGTAACCCGTTAATCACCAAAGATGGTGTAACAGTTGCCGATACAATAGTATTATTGGACCCAGTAGAAAATATGGGAGCTACGCTTTTAAAAGAAGCAGCTCGTAAAACAGTAAGAGAAGCTGGAGACGGTACAACTACCGCTACAGTTCTAGCTTATGCCGTACTAAAGGAAGCTCAAAAAGTTCAAGCTGATATAAGTTCTAGAGACTTAAAAAGCGGTATTGAAAAAGCAACCGACAAAGTAGTGGCATACCTAGAAAAAAACAGCACTAGCGTTCAAGGCGATATGATTGATCAAATCGCTACTATATCAACCAATAACGATCCTTATCTAGGTAAAATTATTGGTGATGCGTTTAGAGCTGTAGGAGACACAGGAGTAGTGATGATGGAACAATCAGCTGAAGCTGATACAGTTGTTGAAATAGTTGATGGAGTTCAATACGATAAAGGTATGACTAATCAACACTTTATAACTGACCATGTTAAGAAAACAGCAGAGCTAAAAGATGCTGCAGTGCTTCTTATTGAATCACCTGTTGAAAATGTAAGACAAATACAGTCTGTTTTAGAATACGTTATTAAAAATGACAAACCTCTATTAATCATTGCAGATGTAGAACCAGCAGTTGCTTCTACGCTAGCCATGAATAAGACTAAAGGTAATATTAAAGTAAACATTATAAATGCACCTACTTTTGGTATTAATAAAAGAGAAATACTAGATGATCTAGCTTTATTAACAGGAGCAACTGTTATTAACGAAGATCTCGGTGATGATATGGATTTAATTCAACCAGAACTTCTAGGTAATTGTATCAGATCAGTAACAACTGAAAAAGATACTATTATACAGGTTCAGGATTCATCAGAAGAGATTCTAGAGATCATAGAGCAAATTAAAGAAGATTTATCAACTACACAGAACCCAGGAGCGGTAATACGCTTAGAAAAAAGATTAGCTAGGTTATCAGCTAAAATAGCAGTGGTTCAAGTTGGTGCTAATTCTGATATAGAGTTAAAAGAAAAAACAGATCGAGTAGAAGATGCTATATGTGCTACTAAGGCTGCGATTAAAGAAGGTATTGTTCCAGGAGGTGGAATTGCACTACTAAACGCTTCACAAAACATAGTTGCTAAGTCAACTGGGGAAGAAGTGTTGCTAGAAGCAATTAGAGCGCCTTTTAAGACGATATTAGATAACGCTGGTATATTAGAATATGAATTACCAAAGAGTAAAGGTAGAGGTCTTAATGTGGTTACAGGTAATATGGTAAATATGATTAAGCAAGGAATTATAGATCCTCTATTAGTTACCAAAAGTGCACTTCGTAACGCAGCTTCTGTAGCTACTACAATATTATCAACTGATTGTGTAATCAATAATTTAAGAATTGATGAAAGCAATAGGTAATAACGTAGTGATTGTGCCTGTAAAAGTTACAGGTGACAAAACTAAAGGTGGATTACTTTTAGTTAAGAAAGACAGAGAAGACATAAGATATATCAAGGCTGTGATTCGCTCAGTTAGCGACGAAGTAAAAGCTTTAAATGAAGGCGATGAAATCTATTACGATAGACATGCAGGTCATACAATAGAATTTGATAAAGAACAGTACACTGTAATTAAAATACAGGATATTGTAGTTGTTTTGTGAGAAAATTAGAGGCTAGTGACATTAGGGACTTAAACCTACTTAAACACTATAGGATAATTAGAAGATGGGCGTGTAGGAATAATAATCTAAACGATGCTGATTTAGAATTGCTTATATACTTTGATTGTATGGGTTTCTTCACTAAACAAGATTTTAAAATCGGTACATACGCTTACAGTTGGGATAACAGACGCTGGAACAAGTTGATTAAAGACGGTTGGGTAGTAGTTTATAGAAACTACAATAGGACAACACAGAAATATAACATCTACAAAGTTTCATTAAAGTGTAAACAACTAATAGCAAGAATGTATCGTATTATGCTTGGCGATGAAGATATCCCAACTAGTACAAGAAATAATATAATGCTAGGTAAAACCTATACAGACAAAGTTTTAATAACAGCAATCAAAAACGTAAACAACGACAAAAATAGATAGTATGAAATCAAAATCTCCATTTCCAATGAAATCTCCACTACGCATACAAACTTATGGCGGAGATACTTACGAAAGTCCTGACACGGTTATAACAAAAACTGTTGGGGAGCAAGTGGGTAAAGCAATAACTGGAATAGCTAAAGATGCTACTAAATATATGGATTTAAAAGGCAAATTAGCTAAAGATAAATCTGATCACGGTAAAGCTATGGAACTTGCAAATCTAAAATATGGCAAAAAAACAAATGGTGAAGCACGCTTAGGTTTAACAACTCCTAGTAAAGTAGGTAGTAGTTTTGGCGAAGTTCCCGGAGTGCCAGATTTAGTTTCAAATTCACAAACATCTAGCACTATAAAAGGAAAAACATTTCTAGATCAGAATGCATGGGATAGCAATAGAAACGATGTTCGAAACGATAAAAGATTTCAAGGTGAAGGTGGAAAAGATCGGTTTTTTATTGCTGCACAAGATTATAGAGACAGAGAAGGAACAGGTATAAATACAACTTATGACAAAGGTAAAACAAGATTTGAAGACGGAAAAAGAATGTTAGCCATTAATATGAACGGTTCACCAAATAAACTAATAGGAGATACTATGGATCCATACGGACAAATAAACCCAGGACAACCTAGCGCTAGAGCTATTGATATGGCAGCTATTGGAAATCCTTATGCTACTCCAGGTGCTGATTTTGACCCTCAAAGTAAAATGAAAGCTGAATCTATATTCGGTTCAGCGGGACAACGTCAAGGCTTAATGAATTTAGGTACGCCTTTACATACAAAAGGCCACGAAGGTGATTTCATAAAAGATCATAAGCATTCTACCGAAAGCAAAAATCCTGCAACACCTAAATATATAAATGGTGATCCGTCTAAAACAGCTGACAAATTAATAAGTTCAACAGATGAACCAAGAAGACTAAAGAAAAATGAAATTGGACCTCCAACAGAAAGAGAACAAAGCGATAGAGATTATTTAGCTAAATTCGACATGGAATATAAAGCTAGTGGAGGAAATCTATACGTGCCTAAAAAAAGATAAAAATAATGAAATCACCATTCTACAAAAAAGGTTTTCCTGAAATAAAAGATAAAAACAAAGGCAAGTTTACTAAGTGGGCTAAAGCTAATGGATTTAAAGATGCTTGCAGTGCAGCTTCAGCTGTAATGAGTGCTGGTGAAGAAAAATACAGTCCAAGCGTTAGAAAAATGGCAAATTACGCAAACAACTTTGGTTGTAAAAAATAACAATATAAAACAATAAATTATGCACAATGACAAAGCACATCAAAAAGCGACTAAAGGCTCTAGCGGAGTAGTAGGTGAATCGGCTATTTGGGATGGACCCTTAGATCAAACAGGACGCTTACACGGATCAGGATCAAGTTCTGGTATTACAGGTATGGAAGTTTTAAAAGCTCCTACAATGTATAAGGCTGGGCCTATAACTCAGCTAGCTAAAGGTAAGTCTGGATTAGGAATAAACTAAAAATGGAACATTTGGATTTTAAAGTATTGGCAACTAACGCGATAGCACTAGCATTAAGCATGACGCATATTGAAGTAGGCCTAAAGGTTATTTTATTACTTGTAAGTATCGGGTACACAATAACTAAATGGGTAAAACTTAAAGAAAAGAAGTAATAATTATAACATGGGATATGCACAACCAGGATCACCTTTTTTAAAAGTACCAAAAACAACTAAAGGAAAAGGTAGAAACTTCAGAACAACAGAAGAAGGTGCTGGTATGACTAGTGCTGGTGTTAATAAATATAAAAAAGAAAATCCAGGTAGTAAGTTAAAAACTGCTGTAACTGGAGATGTTAAACCAGGAAGCAAAGACGCTAAGCGTCGTAAATCTTTCTGTGCTAGATCAAAAGGCTGGACTGGCGAAAGAGGTAAAGCCGCTAGAAGAAGATGGAAATGCTAAACAATTAAACATAAAAACTAATACAATGGAAAAAGGACATTACGGTCAATACACCGGAAACGCAAGACACTCAAGAAAAGAAGACGAAAAGTATGATGCTAATAAAGCTTATGATAAAAACTTAAGCGCAAGTGCTCGTTTACATTATTTAGAAAATAATATAGCTGATCATAAATCACCAGCTTCAATGTTAGGAGACTTAGACAAAGATGGTAGTATGAGTGAATACGAAACAAAACGTCAAAACGCAATTAATAAAAACACTAAAAAATAAAACTATGTACAACAAACCTAAAGGAGCCGCGGCATTAAACTTAAACAAAGGTTATGGCAATGAGTCATCATCTCAAGAAAAAATAAACTTAATAAGTGATAATCCTATAGCTAAACACGCTAGCGGAGGTTCGTTTATGTCTAAACATTCTCATTCATCTCCGTTAGGAATGTATAAGAAAGAAATGTAATAAAACAGATTAGGACTGTATAAACCTAGCCAACAAACAACAAACAACAAACAACAAACAACAAACAACAAACACAATGGCAAAATTCATCAAATTTAACATTACGCTTACAGGCGCTGTTCAACCAGCTGCCCCGATCTCACCGATCTTGATAAACGTAGAAGACATCACAACAGTAACAGCGGCAGGAGCTGCAGGAGCTCAATCAAGTGTAATTATCGGTCTTACAGGCAGAAACACTATTGCAGGTTACACTACATTAACTCTTCAGCCTTCAACATCAGCTTCAGCTTTAGTTGCTCCAGCTTTTGTAGACGGACAAAGAAATCCTTTAGAAGACGCAGTACATTCAGCTATTACAGCTAATCCAGGTGGAGTAGTTACAACTTGCTCTCTAGGTAATGACCAAGCAGCAGCTACAGTAGCACTTCCAAATGGAGCTCCAATGTTCTGGGGAACAGCTACTTTTGCATAATATGAGTAAATCACAAGGTTTCGGCGATAGCGTAGAGAAATTTACAGAAGCAACCGGGATCAAAACTTTCGTTGACAAAGTATCACAGGGATTAAACATTCCCTGTGGCTGTCAACAAAGAAAAGAAACTTTAAATAAAGTTTTTCCTTACAAACAATAATTTATGAGCTTTATAATGAAAGGTGCGCCTTATAGTACTGACAATACTCCTATTTATCACGTAGATATGGAAGATGGTGTATTAGGCAAGGCTAATAATAATGGTACTATAATTATTAATAAAGACGTTAAAGATCCTGAACAAGTAGATGACGTTATAGATCATGAGAAAATACATTTAGACCAAATGAAAAGAGGCGACTTGGCTTATGATGACAAAAATGTTTATTGGAAAGGTAAAAAATACTCAAGAGCTTCAATGGAAGAAGGTAATAAAAACCTTCCTTGGGAAAAAGAAGCATACGCTAAAACTCGAAAAGCATAATGTGGAAAGTACTACTAGGTCTTTTAAAAGGAGGTGAAGGTAGAAAATCTGTTGCCGGTGGTTTGGCTTGGGAAATAAGAGAAGCGATTAAAGGCAAAGAACTTGACCCTGAAAAACTAA